GTGCTGGAGTAGTAGCCGCCTGTACTTGTGGAACAGACTGAGAATGCAAATGATTGATCAGATCCGCCACTTCCGAATAAACCCCTTGACCCAAATGCTTCAAAATCGCATTTACATGGGCTACCGTTAGCTTAAGTTCTAGTTCCAAATTATCCATTATTTTCTCCTAAAATGGTGGATTCTGTGGTTGTAATTGCGGTGCAGATATCTGTTTTATTTGTGCGGCTATGGCGGATTCCACCCCAGATACACTAATTGATTGAGATACCCAGTTAAATGCCATTTCCTGCGTAATTTGATCGTAAGGTACAAATTCTGCGGGATTTGGCGACCCTAATTGCACTGTACCAGAACTTGACGACGTAACCAAGCCATCTGTACCCGTACAAATCCAATTAATAGCGGTTACCACATTTGATAACCCACCAGATGTAGGGTTTACGATGAATTGGGGAAATGACCAAGTGTATTTCATGTACCGCCCCTTAGAGGCCCAATATCATGGAGTACGCAATCGCCTGTGCTTGGGAGATACCGGAATTTGTGCTGGACGAGCTGGCAAGGCCAATATTGGTTCCATCAGAATAAATAATGATGCTATAAGCGGTTGGAATAGCTAAAATCCCACCAGCCGCAGCATTGCTACCATTGTTGGAACCCATTGTAACGGTGTACGATCCCGTGCAATTGTTGGTGACAATCCACATACCCGCCACGTTTTGCGGCAAAAGAACAAGCTGATTCGCCGCCAAAGACCCAGTTAGGCTGAATCTCATGCACTGGGACGTATTACCCGCCGCCGTGGAACTAGGGGCCGCAATATTGGTGTATGTAGGGCTACCGCTAGTGCTGACCGATACGCTGGTTGTATTGCCAAACATCTGGTCAAGAATGGTGGCGTTATAGTTAAGCGGCTGATCCCACGTAGGGGATGTGCTATTATACGCTGGTTCGTTAAGGGCAAGGTTGGTGGTAATACTCATTTGTCAGCCTTCCCATCCAGCTTGTCGTAAATACGCTGGAACATGCTTTCAATGTGATCCATGCGTTTGTCCAAATCTTCTTTAAGGACGTATTCTTTTGGCAAGGCGGCTTCTAGTTTGCTTAAATCCCGCTGTAGTTCTTTAACAGCACCCCATAATTCCCGCATGAGCCACCCAGCTACGGCCAGAATAGCACCTAATCCAAAATTTATGAGGTTCTGAAAATCAACCATAATTAAGATTCCCGGATGATCGCGGTAGAAGTATCCCTGTCAATGGATAGTACACCATAACAGACAATATTCCAATCCATACCATCCCGTTCATCCTTTACGGGAACATTAATATCCAAGTGCTTGAACAGGTATTCTTTGCCGCCATTTTCAAACACCCGCCAGACATGATCTTCCGTCCCGCGTCCCGGCTGGCCCCGTGTTTTATTAAAGCGGATGCCATACTTGTTCATATAACCTCCGCCGCGGGCATAGGTGGATTAGCCACTGCCGTCAGGTTAAAGTGTATGAAAGTCATTGGATCGTTGGAGGCATTACGGGTGAAGCTGTGTGCCAACCAAGCATTGGTAAAGATTAACGTGCCATCTTCTGGGGCAACATTAATAGCATTGCTTGCATGGGTAATGTTGGCGGGATCAAATTCTGGCAGTCCTATCTGAACCTTACCAGCACGGGGATCATGGAATGTAGCTACAGAACCGTTTTGCGGCGTCCTAAGGAAGTAAAACCCGACAATCTGTGCCCCATGTGCATGAACATGCTGATCCATGCCGCTGTATTTATAATGCTGTTGCGCCCACATTTCGGTAAATGACGTGCTGAAATTACGCACATCGTACCCCTGTTCACCCAAAATGTTCCAAGACGTTGACCCAATATACGCACAAAGGTCTTCCAAACGCGGATCGTCGTATAGGTTATCCGTCATATAAACAGGGTACACCTCATGGGTGCCGCCCTGTTCTTTTTTACGTTTTTCAATATATTCATCAACAACCTTGCGGGTGTTGTCCAAAAATTCGGGCTTTTTAATTACGTAAATGGTCGTTGGAAAGCAGTGAATAGGGTTTAGTTCATCTTTTGCGTCTGCCATCGTTTATCCCCGTTGTTGCATTTCTTGCTGCATCTTCTCCATATTTGCAATTTCTTCCGCCGTCAAATCACGGACATTCCAAGAAAATACCCACTTGCCGTCCCGTACAAATGGCTGTTCTGAACGTGACACGGTTTGTGTTTTTCCGTCATAGGTCGGGTCTGCATCAATCTCCACATACTGGATGCGGAAGCCATGCACATTATATGCGTCAGTGGTCGGGAATATCTCCACAAAGTCACTGTATGGCGTATAGCCCAAGCCGGGATTATCCCGCATCAGTTCTTCTGCGCCGTATGGATATTCAACAAACTGATTGTCGGTGGTGGTTTTAACGTATCCGGTCATGATGATTTGTCCTCAAGAAATGCTGGTGCTTGCTTGGTAAGGAGATCAAGGCGTTCACCTTTCCCTGCCAGTTGGGTAAATACCTGTTTGATATGCGGCACAATGTGCGTTTCAAAGTCTGGGTGGCACCGCATTGTATTCAAATGGTCATGCGGAATATTGCCTTGGGACAAAATAAAGTTTTCCACCCGCCCCTGTAGTTCACCTAGCCATTCTTCCCGCTGCATGGCTTCATTGGCTTCCAGCATAGGCAGATGACCGAATTTACGCTGCGGCTCAAGTTCCGCCATAATCTGGTTAATGGTGTTTAGTTCCATTATAGCGGCTTCATGGTTGTTTTTCCATGTGTCTTCCGCTGATTTACATTCAATGATCGTGGCCTCCGCAACCATCTTTTCCCAAGGCTTGGCGTTTTCATCCGCTATGATCGCCTCATTCTCCATGATTTTGGCATCACGTTTCATCTTCTGGGCTTTGGAATGTTCAACCTTGACCTCCATGTCAATGCGTTGACCATATAACAATGCCCATGCGCCATCAGGCGTATAGCAAGACCCTGCCATGAAGTGACGGAGTTGAAAATCAGAATTATTACGATGCGGTTTACTATTCATCTTACGTGTTTACCCCTATTGTACCATTTGAAGCAGCGGAACCATTACCAGAAACTGCGCTTGATGCTGTTGCGGAAGCATTTACATCGCCAGAATATGTATATTTATTACGGGTCGTTGAAGGAGCAAAACTAATATTTCCCAACGCAAAAATACCAATAGTAGAATTGCCCGTTGCCGCCCCACCGTATGACGCATTACTAGCTGCCGTTCCTGATGTTACTACGCACCCCGAATATGTGTATTTGTCACGGGTGGTTGAGGCTGTACAAGTAACACCTAAAGCAAATATGCCAACAGTAGAATTGCCTGTAGCTGATGATTGCTGTGATGCTGCACTTGCCGCTGTTCCAGAAGAATTTACACAACCAGAATAGGTGTATTTATCACGGGTAGTTATTGAGGTAGAAGAAGCATTCATTCCTAAAGAAAAAATACCAACAGTGGAATTGCCTGTAGCCGATCCTTTATTTGAAGCAACGCTAGCTGCCGCACCAGATGACACAACGCAACCAGAATATGTATATTTATCGCGGGTTGTTACGATGTTACAAGCTGTATGTCCTATAGCAAAAATACCAACAGAAGAATTTCCCGCAGCTGACCCAAAATATTCTGCTGAACTAGCGGCGGTTGCTGAGCCATTTGTACAACCTGCATACGTGTATTTGTTGCGGATGGTGGATGCGGCACTACAAACATATCCTAAAGCAAATATTCCAACAGTAGGCGTACCAGCTGCCGAACCATAAGTTGATGCGTTACTAGCCGCTGTTGCAGAACTATTTACACAACCTGAATATGTATATTTATTGCGGGTAGTTGAAGCAGAAGATGAAAGTCCTAAAGCAAATATGCCAACTGTTCCAACTGCATTCCCCGCCGTGGGCCACAATCCCGCCTTCTGCCAGCCCACCATTTGGTCAATAGTCCATACACCAGATGCAGCACCACATTGGTAAGGACCAGCAGGTGTTATAGGTGATTTGGTGATGAAAGACCCCTGATATGTCCTCACAGCGCAGCCCCTAAGATAATCATACGTTTACTCCCGTAGTACCGTTGGATGCGGCGGATCCAGCAAGAGAATTAGCACTTGATGACGTTGCTGTTGCGTTTGTATCACCAGAATAGGTATACTTATTGCGGGTTGCTGAATTACCTGTTCCGTTTATAAAACCTAAAGCAAAAATTCCAACGGTTGAATTGCCAGCAGCCGCTCCTTCAGCTGAATTGGCGTTTGAAGCTGTCGCACTGGCATTTGTATCGCCGGAATAAGTGTATTTATTGCGGGTTGTTGTACAACCTCCTAATGCAAATATACCAACTGAACATGTTCCTGTTGCTGCGCCTTGATATGATGTAGCAGAAGAAGCCGTAGCAGAAGCGTTTGTGTCACCGGAATAAGTATATTTATTACGGGTTGTAGATCCAGAATTTCCGGCCAACGCAAAAATACCTACTGTTGAATTGCCTGAAGCAGAACCGTTTGCCGAAACTGCGCTTGATGCTGTTGCGGAAGCATTTACGCAATTAGAATAAGTATATTTATTTCTAGTGGTAGATGAATCGCATAATGGAGACCAACCCAATGCAAATATACCAACAGTTGAATTTCCAGTTGCAGCTCCCAAATATGAATTAGCTGTAGAAACCGCCCCCGATGATACTACGCATCCAGAATAAGTATATTTATTTCGGGTGGTTGATCCACTAGTGCTAATAAATCCTAAAGCAAAAATGCCAACTGTGGAATTTCCAGCTGCCGAACCATAGTAAGAAACAGCGGTTGCTGATGCGGCGGTAGAATTTACGCAACCAGAAAATGTATATTTGTTGCGGGTTGTGGAACCATTGCAACCAGTTGTGCAGCCCAAAGAAAATATAGCAATAGAACCCGGCGCAATACTGCCCGGCCAGTTATAAGCCGCCACCGCTTGCATCTGCTGTACTAAGTTCCATGAGCCGGAGTAATTAGGCATTATACGTTTACTCCACAGGTTCCATTGGAGGCGGCGGAGCCAAATTTTGATGCCGCACAAGATGCCGTACCAGAAACAACTACACACCCAGAATATGTGTATTTATCACGGGAAGTTAAATTATTTCCTAAAGCAAAAATACCAACCGTAGAATTTCCTGCTGCTGCTCCTGCATGAGCAGCACTAGTAGCTGCGGTAGCTGTTGCATTTGTATCCCCAGAATATGTGTATTTGTTTCTTGTTGTAGATTCTCCAGTTGTAAAACCTAAAGCAAATATTCCTACTGTTGAATTCCCAGTGGCGGATTGATAGTAAGATGCAGTTGTAGCTGATGTTCCCGAAGTTACAGAATCGCCAGAATAAGTATATTTATTTCGGGTAGTAGCCCCGGCAGTTGTATAGCCTAAAGCAAATATCCCCACTGTTGAATTCCCAACGGCAGAACCAGTATAAGAATTTGCAGTGGCAGATGTTGCCGAAGAAACCGAACATCCAGAATATGTATATTTTTCACGGGTACTTGTTTCACCACAAGTTCCACCCGAACTGCTTCCTAAAGAAAATATGCCAATTACACTATTTCCGGCAGCTGTAGTGCCGTAACTATTTGTCCCGGAAGCTGTCGCAGAAGTAACTGAACAACCCGAATAAATGTATTTTTCACGGGTTTTAGTTGCGTTACCTAATGCAAAAATTCCTGAAGCGGGAATACCTGTTGCCGCACCTCCAGTAGACGCTGCGTTAGAAGCAGTGGCAGATGAATTAACATCCCCTGAATATGTATATTTGTTTCGGGTGGTTCCGTTTCCTAAAGCAAATATAGCAAGTGTTCCAGATGCCACAGGTGTTACACTGCTACTGGCAGCACTAAAAGCAGATGGCCCATAAGCATTGTTGGCACTTACGGTGAATGTATAAGCCGCTCCGTTGGTAAGGCACGTTACTTGTACAGGTGATGTTGTTCCGGTACCAGTTTTAAAACCGGGGCAGGATACAGCAGTGTATGATGTAATCGCCCCACCACCAACGCAGCTAGGAGCGGTAAACGCTACACAAGCTTTTGCATTAACGGCACCGTTGACCGCACCAATAGTAGGCGCATTTGCTACTTTTAAGCTATTAAAAGCACTGATTAAGCCGCCAATATACCGCTTGGACATAATGTTACCTTGCGTCAGCTAATTGCTTCATAACTTATGCTGTAGGTTATTCCGCTTGCCGTACCAGACGTAACCGTAATGGACGTGCCTTCTGTCAGATAAATCGCCGTCGTCTTATCCGTTACGATCAATGATGCGTTTGCTGGAACGGACACAGTGGATACAACTGGGTATGCTGTACCGCCTGATGGAGCCGAACCTTGCGCTACCGCACCGTTGGTATAAATGGATACCGTGGCATTGACCGCCGTGGAGCCGTTTACGTTGGCGGCTACAATTTGGTCAATACGATAAACCGTGTTGGAACCGGAAGCATTGGCAAGCAGCACCACGGCAGACGTTCCCGACGGGGTGTAGTAGGTAGTGTTACCTGTGAGCGTTGTTAGTGCCGCCAAATTTGGATTTGACATTTATAACTCCTAAAAACCCAGAATCATGGAATATGCTATCGCCTGTGCCTTGCTAGGTCCAGACGCAGCAGGTGTTGAAGATACCCACGTCGTACCGTTTGACGTTAACACATTGCCAGATGTTCCCGGCGCAACAACTTGTAAAGCCGATGTGCCATTTCCTAACAATACATTATTTGCGGTTAAACTACTAGCCCCTGTGCCGCCGTAAGCTACACCAATTACACTGGCATTCCATGTTCCGCTGGTAATTGTGCCAATGCTGACCAAGGATGATAGCGTTGTGACCGCCGTGTTAACCAATGTGCCGGATGTGGGCAGCGTTACGTTGGTGGCGGCTGTTGTCGTCAAGGTTAAAGAAAAAGCGCCTGACGTAGCAAGGGTTGAGCCATCCGCCAAGGTTAAAGTAGAGCCCGTGGCAGGGGCCGTAATAGTGACTTTGTTAATGGATGTAGCGGAAGCAACACCCAATGTCGGCGTTACAAGCGTTGGCGAATTTGACAACACGTTGGAGCCGGACCCCGTGGATGTCGTAACACCCGTCCCGCCATTGGCTACGTTAAGTGTACCACTTAGTGTTATAGCGCCAGTTGTGGCGGAATTTGGCGTAAATCCTGTGGTGCCAGCACTAAATGACGTTACACCGCCCGTGGATGCGGCCCATGTAGCGGTTGTTCCATTGGATGTAAGCACATAACCACTAGTGCCGATGGCAAGGCGGGTGGCGGTATTTGTTCCGCTACCAATAATCAGATCACCTAATGATGTAATAGGCGATAACGCATTAAACCCAGCAGATGCGGTTGTCTGGCCCGTACCGCCATAAGCAATACCGATAGCGGTAGCCGTCCATGTTCCCGCACTGACCGTGCCAAGGCCAGTGATGCCCGTATAAGATCCACTAAGATACGATGAACCAATCGTTCCAGACGTAATTTGTGAACCGGAAATAGCAATGTTTGTGCTGGATGCCGCCGTTAGCTGGCCCTGTGCATTAACCGTAAAGGTTCCAACCGATGATGCGGAGCCATAAGAAGATGCAGTTACCGCCGTATTGGTAATGCTAAACGTATTGCCCGTAAGGGTGAGGCCCGTACCAGCAGAATAAGATACAGTTGCGCCAACTTGGATGAAATTAATGGCCGTTGTGCCAATCGTAATAGGAAGCGGCGTTGTTTGAATCCAAGATGTGCTGGCGTTTGCGGTCCCAAAAATAACAAAGATAAAATCGCCCGGCGCAATTTCATTTTGCCCCGTTCCCACTTGGTCATAGTCCGTAGCACGGGTTAAAACCCAGTTTGTTGAGCCCGAACCTTGGTTAGTACACGTATAAACACCGTTATACGCCGCGTTTGATTCATTTTTAACCAAAACACGGGTGGCATTCGTTACATCCGTGGCGGTAAATGTATGCCCATCAATAACAAGTGCAGCCTGTGTACCCGCATTAGTAATTGTAGCACCAACACCAGAAGTTCCATTATTGTATGTAACGGACCCTAAATCTGCCGTTGTAGCGTAGGATGCCGCCGTATGATAATTGACGTTGTTTAACGCATTATCAACATAAGCCTTGTTGGCAATATCATTGGCGTTGGACGGCGTAGTCGTAATTGTACCCGTGGTAAGGGTTACGGCATTGATTGTCGTATTAGTAGCGGACGTAATGCGGCCCTGTGCGTCCACCGTAATGGCGGGAACAACAGATGAACTACCATACGTACCCGCAGATACCGCCGTATTAGCAAGGCTGATTGTGCCAGTGGTCGTAATTGGACCACCCGTTAAGCCAGTTCCCGTGTTAATCTGCTGAACTGTACCCGTACCAGTCAGGGTTAGCCATGCTGGATTGGCACTTGCGCCGCCAGAAGCAAGAACTTGCCCAGATGTACCCGGCCCTAATGCCGACCAAGCCGATGCGCTACGGTATAAAACAGAACCTTGCGTACTGCTGGTTGCGCTATCAATAACGGATGAAAGTGAATTAGCGGAAGGAGCCGCCGATGACCCACTGACGTTTGCAAGCAACGTATTATTAGCAATAGAAGCTAAACTTAACGTCCGGGAGGTTGTTAATGTGCCGCCCCCAGTAAGTCCCGTTCCCGCATTAATGGATACGGTATTTGATGCATAACCTTGCGCCTGAACATAAGCTGTCGTCGCCAAAGTTGTGCTTGAATCGCCCGTTGATGGCGTTGGGGCAGTAGGTGTACCCGTAAATGCAGGGGAGGCTAACGGTGCCGCCCCTAATAGACTCATTGTTTGAGCTACAGTTAAATCCACTGGCGTACCGGACGAACCAGAATTGTTGCCCTTAATTGTACTGGCGGGCATATTAGCCAAATACGAATTGGTTAAGCTGCCCGTTGTAAGACCAATGGTGCCAGTGGACGTAATAGTGCCGCCCGATAACGGTGCTTGGGCGGTAATGGACGTAATACCCGTGATTGGGTACGTTGTCTGCGTATATTTGGCAATCTGATCAACCGTTAAATATACGGTTGTGCCATTTTGCACCGCAGGGATTTGGTTATTTGCGGTTGCCGCTGTCGTTGATGGCAGGTTTGAAATGGAAACATTTGACATTTACGCACCTGTCTGAACGATTTGCGTATACTGCGGAGGTATACCAACGGATGCCGTTACTATACGGGTATTTGGCCCTAAAAGTCCACCGGAAGGTATAGCAGAATTAGCTTGATATGTAAAAACTGTAGCTGACAGAACAGTGATGCTATACATCCCCATAGCATTATTATTCGTCGTCCCCGTAACTGATATCTGGCTATTGGTTACAAGGCTGCTTGCGGATGAAAGTGTTACGGTAATATTAGTTGTGCCGTCGGCGGTGATGGACATAACGGGCAACAAAATATCGTATTGCGTTTGGTTGATCAGCGGCATCAATGCATTTGGATCAAGGTCCGCTGGCTTACCAATAGGTTGAACGGTAAGGTTTTGCCCATCTTCCGTAATCAAATCCACATTGTTAGGCACCGGAATGCCCGTTTGCGTATTAATGGTAAATCCGGGTTCCGCCAAATTGCTGGTATTGTATATGTCATACGAATCAGGGCGGGCGTTCAACACAGGAACTGGGTCTTGTGTAGTCAAAATAGGTTTCAACTGAGCCTGTGGCTTGTCATAGCATTTTTCGCAAACCAAGAATCGCAGGTTCTGCAACTGCGGGCCACGGAAATCAAATTGCCATTTCAATGTTTTGTGTAAAAAAATGAACGAACACCTGTCGCATCTTCCCCATGCGGACGGAGCATTTGGATTTACATACGCATGTCCATGAGGCCTATACGCCATAATTAACCTCATAACAAAAACGTTTTCCGCCTACAGTTTTCCTATGTCTTTTTCCCAAACACAATTCAATTAAAGCACTTTTTGCTACATTATAAAATTTTGCCGCTTCACTAGCAGATGCATAAATTTTTTCATCGTCCAAACAAATGACTTTTTTTGCTGAAGCTGCCGGACCTTTAATTGCATGTTCTTTCCATTTATGAAAATTTTTATATGCAGCTTCTTTCAATTTTTGACGGGTTTCTTGAGTATGCGATTTGCCCAACCTGTAGGTGTTTCCTGCATGTGTTTCTCTAATTTTTTGTTTAGCTTCCTCAGACATAATTCCACCAAGACGACCGCCCCCGCCGCAAGTTGAATTATATTCTGGCCGCAACTCAGAAATAACTTTTATTTCTAATTTTTTAGCGTCTTCCAAAGAATCCGCAAAATCCGCCTCATAAACATCAAACCCGTCAGGACCATATTTGCGAATTGCTTTGTAAAAAACACCCTCATTATGCCCCAATTTTGCATGAGACATATGTTCTGTCCAACGACGCAAAATTGAACGGCCCGTTATACCCACATAACGTTTACCATTTAATTTATTTTCAGCGACGTATAGGGTGTAAACCATTGCTATGATACTCTAAAATATGTTGAAAGCCCCGGCATAATATACAGCGG